CATGAACTTAACAACCAATTTACCACTGAGATTGTTGAAATATTTTAACTTTTCAAGAACCGCAGGGTCTTCGCAGAATAACTTCCACGGATTGAATGTAGCATTGACTGCTGTGGGTGCTGTAGTCGACCATCTGTCACTGTAAATTAACACAGGACGTTTCATAAAATCGCCGAGTTTAGCATCATCGCTCACCACAGAGTCGTATGTCTCGTCTCGACGCGAGGTAATTTCCATACCATAACCTGCGTCTAGGTCATCAAAAGTTGTGATGCCCTGCTTACCAGTCGTTCCACTTTCCACTACTTCGGAATGTGAATACAAGATAAGACTTTCTTCAAAATTTTCTAATATAAATGAATTGTTGGTAATACAAATTGCAACGAACACCTAAAGGAGTATTAATCTCCAGGGTCGTCCAACGTTATTGGCTGGTCAAGCCTGCTCTAAATAAAACAAATAACCTACGATGGCAAAGCCTATATATACAAAAAGGTGTTGGTTCCCTACATGCAACATGGTGTCCATATACCAAAGAATCCTGTTTAGCCCCAATGCAACGGATTCTCGCACTTACGACAAGTTTATAGACCTTCGGGGTCGGATAGAGGAATTTCGGTAAAACCCGCTCCATCCACTTCATCCCGCTGGAAGAAGTATTTATCTTTGTACCGTTCCAAATACTGGCGATACGAGACATCAAGATTTAAGATTAGCGGAGCAATGTTGTGCTCAGACGCTATAACTTTAACCTTCTGCCTCCATGCTTCATAAGCATCTTCCCCGTGATTAAACATCTCTCGGATAGAACCGTCTAGGTTCACACCAGATGCAACATCCGGGGGTAACGTGTCACTTGCTGAACAATGCAACGATTTTGCAATGGAATTCACATCCAATGCTCCCATGTACACTCCAAGGTCAGGATTAAAAACCGGCTTTCGCTTAAGGAAATCAATTTCATCAATCTCCACAAGATCAGGACTGCTGTCCGACTTGTTCGCTGGCGTATAACCGATCCCAACAGACTTGAAAACGCGAGACAAATTATTAAAATGCATCGCATGTTCGTATCCTTTCTTAGGTGCAAATAAGCTATCGTCTCCATAAAAGGTGGCATTGCAGGTGGTGGAGAAAGTTCCCCCACAACCATATTCATCGCGTAAGCGGTTGTAAACACATCGGTGGTAGAGAGAGTTGACTATTCCATTAATATAGACTGTCATATTCTGACCAGAGGGATTGCTCCCTGTCATCAGGATCATCTCACCATTGTATGCAATGACGGGATTGGCAACTTCATTAGCTATCATGTCCATCATGTACAAATCTTCCTTTGTGTAATCCAAGCACTCATCTGCAATATCTTTCATAACACCGAACGCCGCTAGAATTGCATCGGCTGACATCCCCAAATCGTATTTGGAAAAATCGCCGGCAACATAGCCAGTTTCATCCCCGTTCTTTTTAATGAATGTAATTAGTTCATCAAAGTCGGGACCCGAAGCATTTATGCCTACAGCTTGTTCACTCACCAAAGGTAAGCGAGACAATATTGCTGCAACAGGCAAATAATACTTCCGAATTAGAATCTGTAGCGTAATTGGTGCACATGTAAATACACGCACTTTTGTGTTTTCAGTACCATCATCTTTGAATTGTTTTGTGATTTCGTCCTTCAATGAAGTTTTGAATGGTTGATAAGCACGTTTGCCATCACACAGTGTGGCACCTACGGCATTCACCTCCTCCCAAATCCAGGGAAGAAAATCAACTATCTCATCATTTTCTA